TCAAAGAAAGATTTCTACTATGCAGACGGAACTAAACACTCTAGAGGCAAAATTAAAGGTGCTGAAGGAGAATGGAAAAACCGCTCCCGCAAGCACCGATATGTGATGATATTTGATAAGAATTTAAAACTCTTATGGGAGAGTAACTCTAGTATTCTCAGTACGAATTAAAGTTTTATTAACATATTGTGAAGATTTATCATATACCATAATCGATCTCATATCATTTAAGAATTGTTGTAGGTAATCTTTTTTCAAAATATAAATTGTTCTTTTCTTCTCATTCTTTCTTACTTCATATTCATAGTTTGAGATTCCCGATACAGGATTAATCACTAGATATGGATTTTTTGGATCTTGAATACTAAAGTCTGAATCAACAACTTGACCAGAGGGAAGAATCAATCTTCCTTGAATATCTCTAACTTCTTTTGTTTCATAAAATTTTACATCATTTAAAATTCCATCATCGCCATATTTTTCAATGCAATATTTATAGAGATCTCTTTCTGATAGAGGCCATTCATCTCTAATATGGACAATTCCTGCACTAATAATTACAACCCAATCAAGATCTATTTTTCCATAGACATCAAGTGCAACTGTTTCTGGTCGATATCCTTCTGGAATTTGATATTTGTTGAAAATAGTAACGACATTCTGAAGATCTTCACGCAGTTTGACACGCCGAAATAGATTTTTTACACGCACATATTCATCAACTGCTACTCGATGAGGTAGTGGTGATTGATATTCTAGATCTGGAAACTCTCTAAAATAAGTCATTAGTATCCTACTCCGTTAGTACCATCACCAGAATCATAATCAGAAGCATAGATTGGATTGAGTTCTTGAAAAACAAGTCCAAGTTTCATTAAAACTGGCGTTGCATCATCATACGTTGCATATGAACCAGTACCAGTATAATCAACTGTCATCGTCAAAAGAGCACATGGTTTAAACGATGGTAAAAATGGATGTTTATTTGGTCCTTGTCTAAATTCAAGTAAATAAACATTCGGAGCACTAATAAAAAGTCCTCCTCCAGAACCACCAGACGAATTCTTTGCCGCACTTGATTGTTTGAAATTGCGAATAATATCTTTAACAATTCCTGCTTCGTTATAATCTCTAGGTGCTAGATCAAATTGGAACTGAAATCTTCTTAATGTAACTCCCTGAAAAAGAAGTTCCATATTTGGATTTAAAGCTTGTCCGCTTGCTCTGGAAAGAAGACTATCAAAGTCCACGTTTGCTCCAAGTGCTTGAACTGCTTTTGATGCTGCAAAAGTTGAAACTAAATCCTGTCCATTTCCATTTTGAAATGAATTTATCATTCCTGTAATTCCACTTTTACCAGATTCAAATAAACTTCCTGCTGGATTACCACTCTCAATTGCACCTTTTGCAGAACTCAAGGCATAAGCACTTAAAGGATCTAATGACGAATCTCCCCATCGTACTGAATTTTCATCACCAATACCCTGAGGCATTGGAAGATAAACTGTAAAATTTGATTCTACGTTATTATATTTTCCACTTGAACTTGGTAGACTAAAATTGCTATTCGTTACCTCATTAAGTCCTGGTGGAACATAATTGACAGCACGAATTTGCATATAATCATCATATGCATCTATCTTTCTATATGGATATCTAAATGTGGGTGGTCCTGCCATTTAAAAGGTTTTTAGTTATTTAGATCAATTTTGCAATTTTTTCATGTAAGGTATATCACATAGGAAGTCAAACTCTGCACCTTTTTTAACAATATGAAATGAACTTCCAATTTCAGGCCATGTATAATTTCTGTAATCCCCCCAGTGAACATTAAATCCCTTAAATCCCCAAGTGCCTGCAATGTAATCTACAATAATTAATGGATGTTGATCATATTCAATTCCTGGAGTTTTTGCATTATAGATGAATGTATATGCCTTTCCTGGAATTGGTACGGGATCTGTATCTCTGAATACTTGTTGAATCACTCTCATCATTGCATCTGGATTGTTATTAATCTTAGAAAGTCTTTGTTTTAAAAGAGTAACTTTATTTGGTTCTTTTTTCCTGAAAAGCGGGTTATTCGCAATTAAGTCAATAAGTTTTTCTTTTACATATCGAGAATAATTTGGAATTCCTAATCTAGATGCAATAGCACGAAGTTGATCCCTAGTAAAATCTTCAAGTGGTTCTTCATATCCAGTTAATCCTTTAAACTCATTAATACTTGGAGATTTTGTAGGTGCTGCTCCTTTATAATTATTATTATTTTCAATTTCTATAATTAAGTCTGCTTTATTCAGTTTTTCTTCAATAATTCTTCTTAATGGAATACCATAGTTTTGGGCAATTCCACGAAGTTGATCCCTACTATATTCATTGAGAGATGGTTTTTCATAACCATTTAAACTACTGTATTTTCCTGCCATTACTTAATTCCTAAATCGTTTTCGGTGAGTATTTTAAATTCCCATTGGCGATCTTCACAAAATTCTTTTGCTGCTTTCCATTTTGCTTGATTCTTAGCCCATTCAGTTACTTCATAAACATAACCTTTAGTAATTTTTTTCTTTACTTGTGGTTCAACAGTTTGTTTTTTTGGTTTTATTTCAATAATATATTTTTTTATTTTTCCATCATTTTCTTTTACTTTAATATAAAAATCGGGAAAATATTTGTGAACACGATTATCAAGTGGTGAAATATATGGTAGTGCGATTTCTTCACTACCCCATTCAAGAATATTTTCATTTAGATCACAATATCTCATGAATGTTCTTTCCCATAATGATCTATAAATGATATTGGTTGGATCACCTTTATATTTTTTTGGATTATTGGGTTGATATTTTCCTTTATAACTTTGCTGACCAGGCATCTAAATACTTATACTAAAAAGACTCATACTAGGTATTTAGAGTGGCATTATCTCAACCAAAAAGAATATCTGATATCAAACCTTTATTTGGGAATCTTGCACTCAATTCTCAGTATCAGGTTATCTTTGGTGGATTGAGTAAAGAACTTCAATTATATCTTGGAATTAGAGGGGTTGATCCTAGATTTATTTCTGAAAATGTAGGACTTTTATGTCATAGAGCATCTCTTCCTGGAAGTTCTGTTGCTGTATCGGATGTTGTTGGTAATTATACTGGAGTATCGGAAAGATTTGCTCATGCTAGAGTTTTTACTGACATACAATTAGATTTTTATGTTGATAAAGAATACAAAACTCTTAAATTTTTAGAACACTGGGTAGAATATATTAGCAGTGCATCGGGAGTTGATCCAGCAAATCCTGGATATTTTTATAGAATGAGATATCCAACTAGTTATAAATCAAATTCTACAAAAATTGTAAAATTTAATAGAGATTTTAAATCAGAATTACAATATAATTTTATTGGACTTTTTCCAAAAGATTTAATTTCGGCATCTGTTTCTTATGATGATTCTCAACCATTGGTTGCGAGTTGTTCTTTTAGTTATGAAAGATATATTTGTGGACCAGTTAATAGTATTGATATTCTGAAACAGATTGATAATAATAAACAACCTGTCAGCCAAACTGCACCTACCATAAACAATGTTGGACCTTCTGCTCCTACACAAACAGTAACAACAACTCCAACAAGAAATCAAATAACAAATTCAACAGTAAATCGAACAATAACTCCATTAACAGGATCTTCTTCAGGTAATCAAACTAATGTTACTTTAGTTTCATATATTCCAGGGACGGTAACTCCAACAACTGTATTACCTCGATAAATAATTTTACTGAATTCTATAGGTCATTATGCCTTTACCAAAAATTGCTACACCAACATATGAGTTGGAAATTCCTTCATTAAAAAAAACAATTTCATTTAGACCTTTTCTAGTTAAAGAAGAAAAGATTCTTATCATTGCAATGGAAAGTCAAGACAATAAGCAAATTGCAAATGCTGTTAAAACAGTAATTTCTAATTGTATCTTGACAAAGGGAATTAAAGTCGATGATCTTGCAACGTTTGACATCGAATATCTTTTTCTGAATATTCGTGGAAAATCGGTTGGAGAATCTGTAGATGTGTTGATTACTTGTCCAGATGATAATGATACTCAAGTTCCAATGAGTATTAATTTGGATGATATTAAAGTCCAAACAAAATCAGAACATTCCAAAGATATTAAACTTGATGATAATCTTACAATGAGAATGAAATACCCTTCAATGAATGAATTCATTAAGAGTAATTTCAACAACCAAGAAAGTATTACTGTAGATGATTCATTTGATCTGATTTGTTCATGCATTGAACAAATATATAATGAAGAAGAATCTTGGAGTGCTAGTGACTTTACTAAAAAAGATCTGACCGAATTTCTTGAGCAACTGAGTTCAAAGCAATTTAAGGAAATTGAAACTTTCTTTGATACAATGCCTAAGTTGTCTCATGTTCTTAAAGTTAAAAATCCAAATACAAAAGTTGAAAGTGAAGTAGTTCTGGAAGGATTATCGGCTTTTTTCGCGTAGGTATGGCGCATGAAGATCTTGCGTCATACTACAAAACTAATTTTGCTCTGATGCAGCATCATAAATACAGCTTGACTGAGTTGGAAAATATGATTCCTTGGGAAAGGGAAATATACATTACTCTATTGCAACAGTATATCGAAGAAGAAAATCTTAAAAATCAACAATCCTAATGGCAATTATAGGATCGCCACTTTCTAAAGCCCTTCAAGGAGGATTAGTTCAAAGGACTGTTTCTAGCAGTGTTTTTGGAGGAGCAGGACTTCGTTTAAATCCAATTAGTGGTGGATCTGATCCAGAGACTTTAGCAGTTGCAAATCAAAACACAAGTGATATTACTTCTTTACGCAATCAAATTGGTTCTTTACAGCAGCAAGTTTATAGTTTAGTTAATCAGAATATTCAATTTGCTTCTGAAATTACTAAAATTACTTCTGTACAAAAACAGGTTGATAGTATACAAAATCAAGTTAGTTTAGTAAATACTACAGTTTTAGGACTTTCCCAGGAACAACAACGTAAAGATACTGGTAAAGACTTTACAACTACAACTAAGATTAATGATAATACAAATTCAATTTTAGATCTTAAAAAACAAGTTGATAATTTAAAAGATCAGAATCAACAAATTATAATCGGAGTTACCAATAATATTGGTACACTACAAAAACAAGTTAATGGACTAGAAGAACAAGTTATTGATTTTAGTTCTGCTCTCGATAGAATTTCAGTATTGATTGCAAATACTAGTACGATTGATCAATTAAGAGAACAATTCCAGAATGAGCAAGAAAGAAGATCGGCAGAACTTGGATTAAGAAGAGGTAAAGAAAAAGCACTAGAAACTAGAATTCAGGAAGCACTAACTGAACCAGTAAAGAAACTCGGATCTAAACTTCAGTTTGGATTGGATAGTTTATTGAATGGATTAATGTGGATTTTTGGTGGATGGTTAACTCGTAATGTTATTGATTTATTGGGTTCATATGCTAAAAAAGATTGGAATTTATTTGATAAGATTAAAAATTCAATTATATCAACTACGGTAACTTTTGTTAGAGCATTAGGATTTATTAAAACGGGAGTATTTCGATTAATAGGTGCTGTTTTGAGACTTGCTGGTGATATTGCAAAGTTTCTAATTGTAAGTCCAATTAAAGCATTATTTGGGGGAGCAGCCAAACTTCTTGGTTTGGGAGGTAAAGGTGCAGCAGAGGCGGGAGTAAAAGCAGGTAGTGAAGCAGCAGCCAAAGTAGGTGGTGAAGAGGCAGCCAAAGTAGGTGGTAAAATAGCAGCAAAAGGAACTGAAGAGGCATTAGCAAAAGGTGGAGTAAGAATGGCTACTGGAGCAGTTCCTCTTCTCGGTGCTGTTACTAATACAGCATTTGGAATTTATGATTTAATGCGTGGAAAAACAGAAGCAGCTGGATATGATTTTCTTGCGGCAGGAGCTTCTGCTTCTACTCCTCTTACTGGACCTTTTGGTGAAGCAGCAGAATTGGCTTTTAGTGCAAAAGCAATCTATAGTGACGTAACAACTCCAGATAAAGATTCGAAGGAACTTGAAAAAGAAAGAAAAAAATCCAATAAACCTGCAGCTGCAGTAACAAAACCTGCGGTAAAATCTCAATCTCCAATGATGCAGGGGTCTGCAACATCTTCTACATCAAGTGCAGCATCCGTTAGTGGATCAACAAAACCAATAGCAACTCCAACACAAACTTTACAACCAAAAGCAGCACAATTAAGTTCTAATGCAACTCAAAATTCTGCAGATCTAGGTAAG